GAGGTGGAAGTACTTCTTCGGACACTGGTCGAAGGTTTTGATGCTGCTATAGGACCATGATGGCATGTTACTGGATTTTTCCTTCTAGACGATTGGCCACCAGCGTAGCGTATCCTGCGATGTCAATCCAGTTGTCAGCGTAATTAGGATCACCATTTAGGATACGAGCCAGCTTGGAGAAGATCATGTCGATAGCCTCAGCCTGATCCATGTCGAAAGTCTTACCTTGCTGCATGGCGAAGTTCTGGGCCACGTTCTTTAGTCGCTGCGCGACACGCGCTTGGTCGATGAAGTTGCCGTACCGCGCGCCGCGCTCATCGAGCACTGTGCCTACGCTCGTACCTGTTTCGATAAACTCGCCGGGCTTTGGTCTTCCCGTACCCTGCGTAAGGTCGTATGCCATTTCCTTCATTTCCTCGGTCAGTTCCAAGGGAGATGCTTCTACACCGGTCACCCCAGCCTTCATCTGCTTTTTGACTGTGTAGATATAACCTTCACTGACGGCCATCCGCGCTCGGATTTCCCGCACAGACATACCCTGCCTGAGCATTCTCCTAATTGTGTTTGCTTTGTTTTTCTTAGCCATTTCATTTGCTCCTTACTTTAGGTTTCCGCCCGATTTTAGGATGTCCCCGTTGTAGACGTAGGTCCCAACATGGTCCAATTTCACGAAGGGGTGGGCGTATATTTTGCCTCCGTGTTTGCGAAACAGTTCGCAAAAGTGGTAGTCCTCCGATAGCAGCGCACCGGTCTCGTCGATGCTGGTAGCGAAGAACTCATAAGTCAGTGGTTTCTCATACTCTCCATCGGGCTTGATGAACGATGACACCCGATAGGTAGGTACGTGGGGCATCAGATGCTCGAACACCCCACGTTTAATAAGCATGAAACCAGTGCCGCCATGGCGCACCTCGATAACCCCACGCTCGTCCGTCTCGACATTGTGCTCGTTTATCATGTTGAATACGAACGCACCGCCATGATCCTGTAGGTCGTCCTTGCCAGCCTTGGCTGCGCGCTTGACGCTCTCCCAGTTTACCTCTTTCTTGGGGTAGATACCGCATACGATATCGTCATCCACCGCCATGAGGGTCGGAATAGCTCTGCCATCGAAGCCGATATCGGCGTCAATAAACATGAGGTAGTCGCAATCTGTTTCCAGAAACGCACGGGCTAGCTCGTTACGAGCGCGAGTGATAAGGCTCTCGTTGGTCATGTGCGCCCAGCGCACCTCGACACCCAGTTCACGCATGGTGTTCATGGTGTTGAGAAGGCCCAGCACATACATGCCCGTGCACATACCCCCGTACATAGGGGTAGCGACCATGATCTTGGGGCGTTTAACAGCCACTTTGATTTCATCAGTCATGGTTACAGGTCCTGCTCTACCACAGTGCCGTGTCCGCAGTCGTAGATTAGCTCACCCAGCCAGCTTGAACCGCAGGTGGTGCAGGTCTTGCGGAACGGTGCGCGCTTAGGCACCTCCTTGACTGGAGCGGTCGGTGCTCTCGATTTACCTTTTGGTTTACCCATTACTTACCTCCTTTGAAGCGGCCACGGCTGTCGCGGTCGGTCAACTTCTTTAGCTCGCTATTCAGACGCTCATTCTCATGCTTAAGCTGGCCTATGGTGTCTGACTTCCACGCCATGCCTAAGCCAAATCCGACTGCGACAAACACTATGCTCAGTACCGCCGGAACAATTATCTCCATCTCACTCTCCCTTCTTGCGTACCACCAGTTGATAACCAACATGGATGACCTCTACCTCCTCGGCAAAGATATTGACGAAGGCGTCGATTGCTGCCTTCGGACGGTGCAGGATGTCACGCGGGTCACCCCACACATAATCGTCGAACACCATGATCCCCTTAGGCTTAAGCACCTGCCAAGCCATACACGCATCGGTCAGCACGTCCTTGGCGATGTGCGATCCGTCGATGTAGATGAAGTCGTAATCATCAGTCCCACCCGAGGCGACCTCTTCGGCCAGCCGGTAATAGGAAGCACCTTTTGACTTAGAGATGTGTAGGTCAGAGAACTTATTTTCGAGTAGCGCGATGTTGTGGTCGAACCGCTCTTCCACGGTCCCCATATCCTCGGCTCCGTGCTCCTCGCCACCCTGCCATGTGTCGATACAGGTTAGGTAATCCCCAGTTTGCATCATGTTCTCGACAATCCATACCGTGCTGCGGCCTTCGAATGAGCCAACTTCGAGAAATGCTCTTCCTGTTTCCGGATTACGCTCCGGTAACATAGGGATAAGCTGCTCCCACACGGGCGGTGCCCAGCCGAACCAGTCTTTGGTGAATTGATATTCGCTCATTGTTTACTCCTTATCAGCCCCCGTAGGAGGCTCCCATCTTGCTCTCACAATTCAGCGGCAACTCTACCGCCCACTTTGGTCTGATCCGCATACAGGCTTCGACATAGGCCCGTGCCTCATCAGCTTTAGCTACTGGTGCTAGCGCACCCACAGCGTCATGAACGGTCATCACCACGCGCAACCGGCGCGCGATCTTGAGCATCTGCTCACCGATCACAATACGAGCGAGGGCTTGGCAGACATTCTCGACGCACTTGCCACCATAGATGCGGCTAGTGAGGATAGCGCGGCCCTTCTTCTGGTCGTAGACCATCTCATTCTTACCATCGCGCATAACCCAGCGTAGGTTGGGGTATTGGAGCCTCAGGCCATTGGGTAGCTTGATACCATCTGCACCGCACACCAGAAGCACCCCGTTCCGACCTAATGGTGCTGACTGGTTACTCGCCATGGCATCCAATGCGTCCGCAGTTTCCCGCCACAGTTTGGGTATCATGGGGTAGGTCTCACGGTAGATGTCGATGATGCGCTTACACTCGTCGAGGTCCATATTGACATTGAACGTCTTAAGCTGCGCTTGGAACTTCACAGCCCCCATGCCGTAGCCACAGCCAAGGATGGTGGTCTTACCAACGAACCGCTGGTCGTCTGTCACCTCCTCGATAGGGACGTCATAGATAGCGGACGCCATGATCTTATACACGTCCTCACCGGCATCGAACGCAGCCACAAGGTCATCCTGCCCAGCCAGCCATGCCAAGGTGCGCGCTTCGATCTGGCTGCTATCGCAGTCGATGAACACATAGCCCTCCGGTGCGCGGATTGCCTTCTTCAATGGTGACTTGCGCGGTAGGTTCTGCATGTTGACTTTATCGTCACCACCCCAGCGCCCAGTGTGTGCCGCATAATAGCGTAGGGGTATGGGTAATGGTCCCCGGTCAGCGATCTGGATGAACCGCTCGGTCCTTGTCTCTTCCAGCGTAGACTTAACGCCTAGCCGCGCAGCCACAATAGCTTGGACAATGGGGTTCTCATGCTCCAGCAACTCCTTGAACGCCTCGTCATTCTTGGCGAAGGCATAGGTCTCCTTGCCCGTGGTCGGGCTGATCTTCATAGGCGGTTCCACCCTGAGGGCGCGCAGCACCTCGGCCAACTGTGGGTTGGACATAAGGTTCTCTTTGGAGATGAGCGCCTTGCCCAGAAGCTGGTTCTTCTTGTGCTGCACATTAGACAGGTGGTTTGTGAGGACATCCTTATCCAACTCAAGCACTGGCTCGGTGAACATGCGGATGGTGAGGTCGATCAGGCGTAGCTCCACTGGGGGGAAACCCTGCATGATGCGCATGAATAGCTCGTAGGTAAGTTCGGTGTCGTTGATGCAGTATTGCCCATAGCGATCTAGCTCTTCCGGTGTGAAGTCCAGCCGCCCTTTGCCCAGCGCATTGATAACCTCGTCGCCCTTCTTACCTAGCCCGTAACGCTCGGCTGCCTTGGCTAGGCTGTTACCTGCATCAGGTCCGTCGATGGCGCGCAGCATGGAGAGAGTGTCCGCAATGCGCTTGGGTCGGATACCAAAAATCCAGTTGAGGATAGCCATATCGAACATGGCATTGTGGGCTACAGCTACGCTGTTATCCCAGTCGAACTGCTCCAGCCACCGCTTGGTTTGCATCTTGGTGCCGGAGAACCACTGGGTCTCTCCGTCATTCACCTTTACAGCTACGCCGATAACCTCAAACAGATCGTCGCGGATATATTCTTCGGTGGTTACCTTGGAGAGCGAGAAAGCTCGGTCGTAAAAGGTCTCGAAGTCGATTGTTATTATGTTCATGTTTGCTCCTAGAACCGCAGGTCACCCTCGTCCCATTGGTAAATGTCCCAGCCAAAATTATCCCAGAGGAATTGGCGCAGGGTCATCACGATCCCCCGTTCTTCCAAGCCTCCCTATGGGCTTCGGTCTCGAATATGTGAATGTCTCGGACCGCTGGGCAGTAAAACCGGATTTTCGGCATGTACAATGCGCCGACGACCTCGATGTTCGCAGCAAACGAGTAATCTCCAACCAGATGGTATGCGGCGCGCAGCCGCAGCCTCCAGATTGCAGCCCTGATGGGGTAGGTCTTCCGCCGCCAGAAGTTGTGCAGTTTATAGCTAAGGTTCATTTCTCACTCCTCATTTGGGCCACCTGCTCGTCCACCTCTGCGTCCGTCAGATAGCGATTGAAGTATCGAGCGTAGCGAACCTCCACATACGGCGTCGTGGCATCTTCAATCAGGGTGCTGTTGTAATACTCACCGGCAGGCAGGGTGACGGTCTCCGGCTTCTTGTCGTAATACTTGACGCAGCGGTAATAGTCGTTGCCCGTGTGCTGCCAGCTATCGAAGAAGCCTTCCTCCGGCCTGCCCTTGCGGTATGTCGTAACCGCATAGCCTCCCCGCTTGATCGGCTTGGCTGGCGTCAGGTAAGCGAAGATGCTGGTGTCCATGGTCATTTCCCGAAGCCTTCTTCCCAAAGTTCAATCGCTCGGACGGCAATACTTTCAATGTCCGCATGGTCGATTACGAATCCTGCGTTGCGCACTGTCTCACGCGCACAAAGCAGCTTGCGATCCACTGGTGGTTTTTCGTGTTTTGCTATCATGTCGCAGAGAGCAAGCCGTGACTCTTCCGCATTGTCATTTTCCGGCAGTCCTTCTGCAGCGATGGGATCGATTGCCAGCGACCCAGCGGCAATGTCAAACCCCATTTCGCTGCGAGCCATGGCTAGGCTCCAAGCGGGTGTGATTTCTGTGGTCATGGTTGCTTCTCCAGTGCTGCACGGGCTTTTTCGACGTCAAGCGCGTCAAGATATAATCGCCCCTTATTTGCTAAAGGCTCCAAAGCCTCTCGCAACCTCTCGTTCTCGGAGGTGAGTGCTTCGATGACGTAACGTTGCTGGTTATATATCAATCCGCAGGTGCATTCCCACGGATACTGGTCAACATGCCAGTCACAATTTTTGGTGTGGTCGGTCATGGTTGCTTCTCCTTCAAATGCGGGTCGTAAGTCCACAGCCACGGTTGGCCTGCCTCTTTCCACGCTCCTCGACCGAGGACACGCGCTCCTTCCTGCGCCGCCTCTGCCATTGCACTCATGGCTTCACGCGATCCTGTGTATTGGTATTGGATCAGGTCATCGAACTTTTCCAACGCGGCAGTGAGGGCTTCGGTAGCTTGCTGGCGGTGACGGGCGATCTGCCGGACTTCCCACGTATATATCAGGCCGCGACGTATACGACTGGCGGTTTCATCGTCCGCGCTAGTAAGGTGAATGAAAAGGTTGCGGTCAGCTTCTGTGACCTCTGCCATAGGCCCTGTCTCCAGTTCGATGCGGTCGGCGGCCTGTTCCAGCTCAATAACATGTTTGCCGCAGGTCATGCCGCCCGACAATTCCTGAAGCAGTTTTACCAGTTCTTCATTAGTCATGGTTGCTTTCCTCTACGTCTATAAGATCGGCATCACTGGCGAATAGATTGTCCAGTGCTTCCCTCCGCTTGATAGCGGCGCAGGTGCAGCTACCGGGATATGCGCCGGTCGCGTCTTCGCATTCGGGGTGGTGGGTCATTGTTCTGTCTCCTGTAGTGCTACGGTGGCGAACTGTTCTATGTCTGCAAGAGTTCCGTTCGGCCCACGTTCATATAGATGTCTGGTGGCAAGGGCGCGGATATTACGCAGCCTGTTATGCAGCCGCGCATTCTCGGCCAGCAGGGCTTCGTGCTGCTCGATGAGGCGGCAGAGTGCTTCAATTTCAGAGGATTTGCGGCTGAAGTTCTCGGAGATGGGGTAGAGGATACGTTCGACCCGCACGTCATTCACCAGCGCGTTGGCTTTCTTTTCAATCTCGGTCATACAAGGAACTTCCAGATCGCGGAAAAAACGCTAACGACAGCAGCTACCGCGCCTAATATAACAACACAGCCATGCACTAATTCGGTGCGGCGCGGCCACCAATGGGTAGGGCCATCGAAAATAACTTCCATTACGAACGTCGTTAAGACGCAGGCCACGAATACCGTGGCAGCTATGGGGAGGATCATCGTTCTACCTCCACGATCTTAAGGTCGCGCTTGGCTAGTGCTTCGCGTATATCTGCTGCCATTTCCGCAGCGCCGAGATTGACGATGCCGCCTTTAATTAGCGCCTCAACCAGAGGATCTACGGTCGGCTTAAGGAAGATGAAGCGGGCAAGCGGTTCGACATAGTCGTATGAGACGCCTGCTCCGCCATAAGCAATCTGCTCCAGCGTCTTCCGCATCAACTCATTGTCGGCTTGCAGGGCTTCCGTGGCTTGCTCGCGGTGACGGGCGAGCGTGTCGACGAGCGCGTCATATCCCCACGCTGTGTCAGGATACCAGACGTCGAAATGCTCTTCTGCCGCGTCCCGATCAGCCTGTGTGATCTCGGTCATCGTTCTGTCTCCTGTAGTGCTTTGCGGATAAAATCATCAAGGCAACCTTCGCAGGTATCATACATCCACTCATCATGGATGCAGCGGTCATGCTTGCTGGAGG